GCAAGCCACCGACGAATCCCGCCCGCTCACCGTTGGCGAATACAACCTCCGCACCGAACCCGAAGAAGGCACGGCGCGCATCATGGCCGTCGACGTTCAGCAAGATTGCTTCTACTTCGCCTGCCGCGCTTTCGCCAAAGACGGCAGCAGCAAGCTCGTGGACGAAGGCCGACTCACCACCTGGGCGGATCTGGAATTTAAGGTGCAGGAACTTGGCCTCGACCAGCAACGCAACATCGGCGGCACGATGGCAAAGCTCGTCGTGGTGGACTCAGGTTTCCGCACCGACGAGGTGCTCGATGTCTGCCTCCGTAATCGCTACATCCCGGCCAAGGGCGAAGACCGCGCGGACGGCTACGGCGTGAAATTCGGCAAGACGCTCCGCAAAGCCATCTCCGTCCTCAAGCCGTATCGTCGCGGATATTTCCTCATGCTGTTCTCGTCACCTGCCGCTCAAGACGTTCTTGAATGGCTACGCGGCGGCAAAGGCCCGGCGTGGACGGTGGCCGCAGATGCCTCCGAGGAATACAAAGCGCACCTCGATGCCCACCGCAAAGTGGTCAAACGCTCCCCGCTCACGGGGCGAGAGAACTACATCTGGAAGCAAGTCGGGCGCCGTCCTGACCATATGCTCGATTGCGAACTGATGATTCTGGCGCTGGCCGAATACGGCAACATCATCAAGCCGAAGCTGGACGAGCCCACAGAGTAAACCCCCCAAAATCAAGGGGTTAGCAGGGGGCAAAAATATTTTCAAAAAAGGTGATCTTTTTTCTTGCATACGCAAGCAGCTGGCGTAGTTTGGGGGCATGAGCACAACGCTCCTCCAAGGCCAAGCCGCCCAGCCGATCCAAGTGGGCGACATCGTCGAAAACTTCAGCGCCGTTGTTCGCGTTGATGAAATTCATCCGGAATACGGATTGCGCGTGACCATCGTGCCGTGGGTTAAAAACGGCATCCAACAAGGTGGCGTTGGTCAACGCTACTACGCAGACGCGAGCAAGTGCCGCGTCATCTGCGGGTTAGAGCCCGTCTACAAGCACAAGGACGGGCTTGTCTGTTTTGCCTGACAATCCGCGCGGGGTTCCATCCCCCGCGCAAATCACCACACACAATGAACATCACCGAAATCGCACACGCCGCCGCGCACTTCAACGCGCAGCACGACTACGATATCGAAGCGGCACTAAGCCTGACCTCGATCATTCTTCGCCACGCGCACATTGTGCAGATTGCGCGGACTAAAGCCGCCGATCCGCAACTGGAGCTTCCGATTGAGCTTGCCGACGATGCCCGCTAACATCGCGGGCGTGAAATGCCCGAACTGCAACAAGCCACTGCCAGCCAGCTTTGTGGACACCCGCACCACTGGCAGCAAGGGCGGCAAGGTTAAAGGGCCGAGTAAGGCCCGAACAACCGATCAAGCCCGCGCCGCCGTCGAAGCCCGGTGGGCCAAGTATCGCGCCAAGCAAAAGGCCAAGCGCGCCGATTGACACCGCCGCGCGTGAGCAATGTCTCCGCGCTCCTTTGTTTTCTCAGTCTGGGTAGCCAACAACAAAGACGCGACAAAGACAGTCGCGGCGCTTGAGGCCATCGCCTCCAACAACTTCACCGTCGCCAAGGAGGGCGGGCGCGTTCTCGTCAGCGCCAGCATGGGGGGCAAGAGCTACTCCTATTCGCTCCCCCCAGACCAGACCGCAGGCACCGTTGCGGATCTGGCGTTCTATTGCTGGAAAGAGATTAAGGATCTCAGCGCCGCCAACTTGGAACTCTGGCTGACACGCAAGACCTCCAAGACCGCCATCGCGGCCTTCAACTACCCGCTGCACTGATGAAACTCGCCGACCGCTGGAAACTTGTGACCAAAGCCTTCAGCCCGAAGGCGCAGAGCTACGATGCCGCGCGGCCCTCGATTCAGCGTCGATTCCCTTACAACGCCACGGCGACCGACAGCCACATTGACGTTTCCGGCGCCGACCGCGAGCGCCTGATGAAACTCTCGCGCTGGGTTTACAACAATATGCCCTTTGTCCGTGGGCTGATTTGCGAGAAGGCCCGCTACGCCACGGGCACAGGCATCCGCCCGCAGGCCCGAAGCGGCGATGAAGCATGGGACAACGCCGCAGAAACTTTCTTTGAGCAGTGGTCGCGCGTGGCCGACATCCAAGGCCGATACACTTGGCGCGAGATGCAGCGCATCGCCTCGGTCGCCATCGACCGCGACGGCGAAGTGTTCTTCCGCGCCACAGCGCAATCGACCGGGTATCCCGCGTTGCAACTGATCTTGGCCCACCGCATCGGTGACGCTCGCTCGTCTATTTACGAGCCGAGCAACCCGACCGCCCGCGAAGGCGCGCAGAACATCATCGACGGCGTGGTGGTCAATCCGCAGCTACGCCCGATCTTTTACCGCCATCTGGTTGGCGACGGCGTTGACCCCGCGCAGCGTTTTGAGGACATCCCGGCACAGCAACTGATCCACGTTGGCGAGGCCAGCCAAGGCGACGAACTCCGCTACGTCACGCCGCTCGCCCCGTCCATCAACCACCTCCGCGATGTGTCGGACGCCATCAGCTTTGAGAAGATGGCGCTCAAAATTTCCTCTTACATCGCTCTCGCCATCAAGTCTTCCAACCCGCAAGGCGCGGATTTCTTTGGCGAGGCGACCCACTCCGTCAACAGCCAAGACAACAGCGAAGTCACCGTCGAATCCCTCGGCAACGCAGGCGGCGCCATCCCGCGCCTCGGCATGGGCGAAGACCTGATCTCTTGGACATCAAATCGCCCGACACAAAACTTCCGCGACTTCTGCGACCTTCTCTTGAGAGAAGTCTGCCTCAACATCGGCGTCCCTTGGGAATTTGCAGCACGTCCTGCCGATGCGGGTGGTGCGGCCCTGCGCGCCGTGCTCGTCCGCGCCCAACGCACCTTTGAGCAACGGCAAGCCCTTCTCATCGACCGCCTCTGTTCCCGCGTCTGGGCGCACGTCATCACGCTCGGTATGCAGCGCGGCCTCATTCCGCAGAACGAAAATTGGTGGCGCGTCGAATGGCAGCGCCCGGCGGCAGCGTCTGTGGACTACGGACGGGAAGCGCAAGCCAACCTCAACGATGTCCGCGCGGGCCTCCGCACTTACTCGGAAGATTACAGCGAGCGCGGCCTTGAGTGGAAAGACCAACTCCGCCAGCGCGCCGTCGAGGCCAAGTATCTCGCCGACTTGTCCGCCGAGTTTGGCATCAGCGCCGACAGCATCGCCACTTTCAATCCCAACCCTGCACCGCCGACACAAAACAACGGCAGCGCATTGACACCGCAGCAAGCGCAATGAGTCGCCACTGGTATGCAATTCAACAGACCGAAGACGGCGAAGCCGAAGTGTCCATTTATGATGAGATCGGTTTTGGTGGCGTCACCGCAAAATCCTTTCTTGCCGAACTCAAAAAACTTTCCGGCCAGCGTGTTCACCTCCGCATCAATTCTGTCGGCGGATCAGTTGTCGAAGGAGCCGCAATCTACAACGCACTTCGTCGGCACAAAGGCGGCTTAGTCGTTCACATTGATGCACTTGCAGCGTCGATGGCCTCGGTCATCGCTATGGCTGGCGACGAAACGCTGATTGCCGACAACGCGCTCGTCATGATTCACAACCCTTGGGGCATGACGATGGGCGATGCCGACGAACTCCGCAAAGAAGCCGACATCCTCGACAAGCTCAAAGCCACCCTGGTCAACGCTTACGTCCGCAAGACCGGGATGGAAGCCGAGCAAGTCGCGCAAATGATGGATGACGAAACGTGGCTTGATGCCACCGAAGCCGTGGCCCTCGGTTTTGCCGACGCCATCGAAGACGGCATTGAAGCCGCCGCCTCCATCACGCCCGAAGCCGCCCGCGCGCGCTTTGACACTTTCCAAAACTCTATGGCCCGCAAAACGACCAAAACCATCAAAGCCGAAGAAGCTGCTCCCGCCGAAGTTGTCGCGGAGCCCATTGTCGAAGCCCCCGTCGCAGACGAGGCGGTTGACACTTCCTCGGAAGATAACATGAACGCCGAGCTCCAAGCGAAAGTCGACGCCCTCCAGGCCGACCTCGCCGCCAAAGTCGAAGCCGAAGCCGCGCAGGCGCAAGCCAGCGAGGACATCGCCAAGGAACTTGAAACCCTCAAAGCCGAAGTCGAGCGCCTGACCGCCGAGTCGGCCAGCAAGGACGAGGAGATCACCGCGCTGCTCGCGGCCTCCAAAAGTGCTGGCGAACAAGCTGCGGCAATCGTCGCTTCTGTTGGCCTTGAGCCCGTGGCTGTCGTGCAGGCCGAGCCCGAACTGACGCCGGCGCAAATCTTCAACTCACTTAGCGGCTCTGACGCCGTGGAGTATTTCCGCAAAAACAAACGCGAAATCATCGCGTCCGCTTACTAATTTTATGGCAACCATTGCATCAAACCTGAACGACCGCCTCCTCGCGCAAACCGCGCTGGAAGCTCTGACAGCAGATTTGGAGAGCCTCTCCATTCTGACCACATCGTATTCGGCTGAAGTCGTCCGTCGCGGCGCCTCGGTTGAAGTTCCTCTCGTCGCCAACTTGTCGGCCACGACCTTCGACAATTCCTACGAGTCCCTCGGCGGCACACTCAACAACGTGACCGTCAACGTGGACAAACACAAGATTGTCACCGTCAGCCTCTCCGATACCGAGTTCAGCAAGTCCTCGGTTGCCGAGATCACCAAGTTCGCTCGCCAGCAGGGCAAAGCTCTGGCGCAGGCCGTGCTTGAAGACGTTTATAGCGCCTTCGTCACGACCGCTTCCAGCGCCGCGCAGTTTGCCGCGACCCTGACCAACCTTTCGGCCTTCACCATCACCAACGCTCGCTCGCTCCGCAAGGCGCTGTCCGACGCGAAAGTGCCGCAGACCGACCGCAACCTCATCCTCAACACGACGCTCTATGATTCCCTTCTTTCGCAGAGCGGCCTGTTGGATGCCAGCGCCTTTGGTGCTCGTGACACGATTGCCGATGGCCGTGTTCCTCGCATCCTCGGCATGAACGTCTACGAGAGCCTCGTGCTCCCGACCAACAGCATCAGCTTGTCCGGTATCGCCGTTCACCCGAACGCGATGGCCGTGGCGATTCGCGCCTTGGCTCCTCAAGAGCCCAGCGAATACATCGCCGCTGAAACCGTCACTGATCCGCAGACGGGCATCTCGATGTCCTATCGTCGCCACTATTCGACAGCCACGGGACGCTCGTTCGTCTCTATGGAGTGCGTCTACGGCTACGCTCGCGGAATCACAGCGGCAGCAAAGCTCGCTCTCGGAGCCTAAGTCTCCATCTCATACGCAACACGGAGCCCCCGGCCAACGCCGGGGGTTTCTGTTTGTTGACAAACCATCTCCCGCCGAGATGGAGAAACAAAGCCCGCGCGAGCAGATCGCGCTTTGCGTCATCGTCGGCAACGAACCCAAACGGCTTGACCGTTGCTTGACTCAATTTGCCCCCGCCGTCAGCGAGATGGTGGTAGTCCACGCCACCGGGGCCGAAGCCAAGAGCATCAAGATTGCCGAGGTCTGCCAGAAACACGGGGCGACCTACGATGTCTATGCCAACGCCCCCGGCAACGAATGGCCGCACGTCGATGATTTCGGGGCCGCGCGGCAGCAATCCTTCGACCTCGCCAGCAAACCTTGGGCGCTGTGGGTGGACGCGGACGATACGCCAGGGCCGAACTTCGCGCCCGCCCTGCACGAACTCCTTGAAAAGCACGGCGAGAACTTCGACGCCTTTGCCCTGTTTCACAATGTCGCCGGGCGCGGCATCGCCCACAACATCCGCGAGCGCCTCGTGCGCCGCGACAAAGGCAAGTGGGTGAACCGCATCCACGAGAATTTCCAACTTGGCGCCGATGCGCGGATCGCCAAGTGCGACGAGCCGACCGTCATCCATTTGCCCGACGATGAGCCCAAGCAGGGCAGCAACCGCAATCTGACCATCTTGGAGTCGATCCCCGAAGCCGAGCGCACGCTCTCAGAAATCTACCACTTGCACGGCGAGTATGTCGGCCACGGGCGCAAGGCCGAAGCGATGGAGTTAGCCAAGAAGGCGCTGGCTCATCCCGAACTTAAACCAACCGAACGCTACGAACTGTGCCTCAACATCTGCGAACTGGCCCGCCCCGAAATCCTGCAAACCGACTCGCCCGAATACAAGGCGATGATGACGGCGCTCCATAGCGCCTACAAAACGCAGCCCAACCGCCGCGAAGCCTTGGCCCTGCTCGGCGCCATGCACCTCGACCTCGGCGACATGGTGAGCGCCGAAGCCTATATCCGCGCCATGATGGCCCTGCCGCGCCCGGTGGATAAACCGTGGACGCACCGCGACGGCCTCTACGGATGGGCGGGGGAAGCCTTGTGGACGCAATGGCTCCGCTTGGCCGGGCAGCAAGACAAAGCTGACGAGATCGAACGCGCCCGCATCAAGGGCCACAAATACAGCATCAGCGTTTGCCACCCGACCCGCGCCCGCGCCCATCAAGCGGCCATGACGCGCAAACGCTGGCTCGATGCCGCCGCCAACCCGGAGCGCATCGAATACATCTTCGGCTTTTCTTCCGATGACGAGGAATCGGTCGGCCTGCTCTCGCGCTTCCGCCACGCGCTTTCACCCGCTGGCAACCTTGAGCGTCCGGGCGGAACCGCCGTCCAAAACTACAACGCGGCCACCAACGCGGCCACCGGGCAGATCATCATCACCGCCCAGGATGATGTCTTCCCGCCGCTCCACTGGGATTTGGCGATTGAGGAAGCCTTGCGCGCCAAGGTGGACGCACGCCAGCCCGCCGTCCTGCAAATCAAAGACGGCTACCGCAACGACGATCTCATGGTCACGTTTTGCGTTACGCGCCCCACGTTCAAGCGACTCGGCTACGGCGCGCAAAACATCCTGGCTCCTGACTATCCGGGCATTTTCAGCGACACCGAGTTTTCCATGCGCGCTGGCAAAAGCGGCCTGCTTATCCCGTCCGAAATCGTCTTCAAGCACGAGCATCCGTTTTGGAATCCCGCCGTGCCGTCCGACGATACCTACGCGATGGAGAACTCGGACGAAGCCTACAAGCTCGGCGAGCAAATCTTCCGCCGCCGCAATCCCGACCTTGCGCCCAAGGCTGACACCACGGCCACCGCATGAGCCAATTTGCACAGGCTTACACCGCAGCCAGCACCGAGGCCGTCGGCACGATCCGCGACCAGATCGAATACCGCGAGCGCGCCTATCTGGCCGTGGTGGGCGAGGAAACCTATGGCAACTCCTTGGGCGAGGGCGGCTTTGAAGCGGCGAGGGGGCTAACGGCCACCGTTCTTAAAGCAGGCGCACCAACCTTCCGCCTCGGCGGCATCGTGAAATTTCAAGACCGCCGCTATCGCATTACCGGAATAGACACCGACACCGCCACGATCGACCTCACCCTGCAAAGCCCCGACAACAAATGAGCGCCCCCGCTTACAGCTTGGAAGAGTCCTTAGAGCGCGCCGTCGATACGGTTCTCAGCGCCGACGCCAACCTTGCCGGGTGCCGCATCACCTCCGCCGACGAGTCCGACGAGGACTCTTTGCCCATGATCTCCATCCGGGCCGAGAAGCTCGATGAGGTAGTCCTTGGGATGCAAACGTGGAACACCCGCGTCAGCATCACCCTGACCACAGCCGCCGACGAAACCCCCGACGAAGAGCGCAACGAGCGCCGCCTGCCCGACCCCGCCGACGATGATGAAGGCGCGGCAGGCTTCAAAGAGCTTTGGCACGACCTCTGGGCCACCGTGGACGACCCGAACTTTCTGACCAACCTCAACGCCACCGACCTTGTAAAAGTCTGGGGCATCGAATTTGACCCTGCCTCTTATGAAAACGAAACCCGCAGCTTCCGCCGCAGCATCAACCTCCGATGCTGGGTCAACGAAGCCTATCCCGCAGCCTAAGATTGACCGCCAAGGCGATCGCGTCCGCGTGCCGAACTGGCCCGCCGCGCTGGAAGATCCTGCCGTGGCCGAGGCAGTGAAGGGCATGGTCTACGAGTCTTACGACATCGCGGGCGACAGCAAGACTGCCACCTACCGCCCGGCGTGAGGTTGACAACGCGGGGTAGGTATTATGCCCGCGACTATTGTTGGAGTAACCAATCTGACCTTCGGCGGCTCTTCGGAGACTGTTGCCGTTTTCACTTCCTTCAGCCAGACCGCTGATTCGGACACCATTCCTGTCCTCAAAGAAGACGGCGCGATGGCGGCGAAAGTTTTCTGGAACAAAAAAAACGTGGCCTCCATGACGGGCTTCATCAAAGGCACCCTGCCGACCATCGGCGCTTCCGTCACGCTCGCCAACGCCCTGACCCAACTCGGTGGCATCACGGGAAGTTTTTACTGTGACAGCGTAACCGTGAACAAAGCCCCTTCAAATTTTCAAGAGGTGACGATTCAGGCCACGCAGCACGACAGCCTGTAACCCCCGCGCCTGACGGCGCTTAGAGATTAGAGATTATGCAGGAACCATACTACGCCACCACCGACACCAAGGTCGCCTCGTGCCTTTGCACCGTAGGTGTCCCGATGCGGCAGCAAGACCCCATCAGCCGCGTCATTCAAAAAGGAAAAGAAACAACCCATTTTTGGTTCAAGTGCGATGGCGTAAATGGAGTTGCCACTGGCAGCATTGTTGAGGCCATTGTTAGCGGACAAGATGCTTGCGAGACCTTGCGCGATCAGCTTCCAGATTTGCCCGGAGCCCGAGCATCTCTTTACAACAGAGAAATTTTGCTCGATGTAATTTTTAAGAAAACGCGACCCTTGGTAATGGTGAATTTACCACAAGGCGGGATAATGCTCGCGGACAAGCATTTGGACGGGCAAACCAAACGAGATTTGGCCCAGCTAATTATGTAGCGGTTGTCCCGCGCCATTGTATTTTGCTGTTTTTGCGAAGGTTATCTTCTTTGGTCAGTGGCTGCAAATTGGTGTAATGAAACGCCCATCGCTGCTGATTTGGGTCGCTTAAATCAAACCAAGCCAAAGGAATTATGTGGTCGGCGTGCCAATAACTTCCATAATTCTCCCAATTCATCCCGCTTACAAATTGTTCCTCTAAATGCCGCTTTAGCTTTTCCGCCGAGCATCCAACAAGGTGCGCCGATTTAACTGATTTGTGACCAGATAGCACCATTGCAATTCGGGTTCTTGTGGTCTTGACCAATCGAAATAGCGGATCATTTGCTCTTCTGCACCTTTCGTATTCTTTGGTATAGCTTTTTAGACGCGCCTTATTTGCCAATCGCCATTGGCGATCATTTGCCATCGTCTTTGAATAGCTTGCTGGGCTCACCCAAACTTCTCGACGTTTGCTGAATCCGCTTTTAAGCACTTCTGTCCGATAGCCCCAAAATACGAAACCGTCTTTTCGTCTATCGCCACGCTTGCGAGCCTCTAATTGAGCCACATCTTCCACGTCGCGCATTTTACCAGATTTAGAATCTTGGTCAAATGGGCGGGGCTTCGGCTCCGCCCTGTTTCTTTTGACAGCGCGGCGCGGTCGATATGCAAGATATTGACCCAGAGAAAAGGGCAGAGGCGCTGGAAACGGCTGCGCTCGGCGGAACGCAAACCATCTGCGGCTTGGAGCTTCGCCCCATGACGCTTGGAACATGGAGCCTTCACAGGCGCATAAAATCCGCCGCAGGCGAATCCTACGGCGACGATTGGAGCTTTGACCTTTTGAGCTTCGTTTACATCCACCACGTTCCCGAAGAAACGCTGCGCGCGGCTTTTGGAAAGCCACAGGCGCTTTTGCCGTCCATCTACGATTTCATGGTGAGCCGCCCGGTGTCCGACGTGCCGCAGTTTCAGCCGTGGGTCAAAGACCAGATGGAAGCCTTCACCGCCAGCCTGATTGCCAGTGACGGCGGGGGCGCGGGTTTAGCCGACCCAAAAGCATAGCGCGGCCCGCCTTCCAGTTGGCGATAGCCGCGCGCTTGACCAAATACGGCCTCAGTATCGACCAGACCATCTGGCGCACGCCGTTGGCCGTGGTCAATCAGCTAATCATTTACGACGAACTGGCAAGTGGTCGCAAACCGCGCTGGCCTATAGACAAAGAGCAGGGAAGGCAATCTATCGACGATCTGCTGGCCGAGGCGCTGACAGGGTGCGCATAGGTATGGCGATAAGACTCAAGGCGGTGCGCGGAAAGCAATTCAACGCTTTCAGCGCAGCTTGCCGCGATCTTATGAAAATCACCGGGCAGCAGTTTGAAACTGTGCTGCGGCATGAGGTGGGCAAGGTGCTGGAAATCACGATAGACAGAACCAAAAAAGCAACGCCGCAAAAGGTCATGCGAAACTTTTTTAACCAAAGGATGACCAGCCAGAACATTGCCTACGGAGGCCCAGAGACGCGCAGCAACAACCCAAATGTCAGAGAGCGGCTGGCGCGGCAGGCGGGCCAGCGCCGTGGGCAGTCCACAAACGGCAAGCTGAAATACGCGCTCCCGCCATTTGTCGGCGGCAAACACAAGGCGGGCGGGGCGGGCAGGCACAAGCACCCGAACTGGCTATGGAACGAACTGCGCCAGCGCCGCGCCAAGTCGCTTAAAGACAAGATTACGCGCGCGGGCGTTTCGGCAAAACACTGGCTGCAAATCGCAAATATCCTCGGAATCCCGGTCAACGCGCCGTCGCAAGTTCGCAACGCCCAAAACAAAAAGCCCTTTGCTGTCAAGGCATCAACCAACGGCACGCTGCGCGGCATGAATTTCGTAATTCAAGGCCAGAACTTCGGGCGGCTCTCCGTGGTAGAAGCCGGGGGCGACAAGGCGCTGCGATCTGCTATCCGCAGCCGGGTCACGTTCTTCAATAGCGCGATGAAAAAAAACGCCAAGAGCAAGGTCAACATCATTTCCCGCCGATACCCCGACTTGATGAAGGCGGCTTGACACTAAAGAAAGGGCAAAATGGTCGGATCTGTTTTCAAGTTTGGCGCTGATACAACGGAATACAACAAGGCCGTTGAGGCGATGCCGCGCAAAATTAAGCAGGCGGCGCAACAGATCGAGGCGAACACAAACAACATTTCCGCTGGCTTCGGAAGGCTCCAAAGCGTCATGGCCTCGGTCGGCGTGGCCTTTAGTGGGACGATCATTATTGCGGAGATCCGCCGCGTCATGGAGCATTTCGACCGGGTTAATGATCTTGCGGTTCGCTTTGGAACCAGCGCCGAATCCATCCAGCGCGTAGGAGAGGCCGCAAAATTGGCTGGCAGCGACATAGATATGGTCGCCCGCGCCATGACCAAGGCGGGCGTGGCCGCTACGCAGGCCATCAACGAAGGCGGCGCCGCCGCCGAAACCTTTGAGCTTGCAGGGATCAATGCCCGTGAGTTTGAGCGGGCATCCTTGGATAAAAAGCTGTTGACCGTGGCCGAGGCGTTTAAGGAGGCAAATGGGGATGCGAGCAAACAAAACCAAATCCTCAAACTGATTGGTATGCGCGCGGCGGATTTGATTCCGCTCATCAGCAACGTGGACGGATTAAGGTCTGCGATGGCCGACGCCTCGGTGGTCAGTGACGAAGCGGTCAAGAAAATTGCTGATGCCAACGACGCACTTGAAAAGGTATCGCTACAGGCACAGGCAAGCATTACCGCTCCAGTTATTGTTTTTTTTACATCGCTCGCAGAAAGATTTTTGGACGTAGCAAAAAATGCAAGTGCAGCCGAAATGGCAATGCGGGCACTTGCTGCTCCGTTTACTTTTGGCGAAAGCCTTCGCGCTGGCGGGCAAACCCCAGAGGAACGCCAAAGCGAGGCTGATAAAGAGCAAGCACTAACCAACCTTCGTAATCGCGGCCAGCTGCCACAAACAACACCCAGCAATATGACCATGCGGCAAGAGGCCGAGATGGAATTGGTTGTGCTTCGTGAGGTTGCAAAGATTGAGCGTGAGCGCGCCGAAGCAAAACAAGCCACATTGTCGGCGCAGCAAAAACTTACCGCAGAAACCGAAGAAACGGCCAAAGCGACCAAAGGCGACAAACAGGCCACCGAAGAAAAGAAGGCTTTGATGCAGGAAATTGCCCGCGTCAATCTGCAAATCAAAGAAGCACAAGCCGCAGGAAACGATGCACTCGCCGCCGATCTCACCGAGTTCAAAGACCTTTTAGAAGCTGGCATCAAATACGAGGGCGACATGGAAGCGGCGGCGCGCGATGTGAACGCCGCCTACAAAGATCGCCTTCGCCTTAAAGATCAGGAAATCGCCAAGCAGCAAGCGGGCATCGAAGCCGAACTGCGCCACGCAGAAGCGATGGCTTTTGGGACAGACGAGGCCAAGGCTAAAGCAGAGTGGATGGCAGAATACAATCGCCGCATTAAAGATGGCGCAACGGACGAGCAAGCCAGGCGCTTTGCAAATGCAGAAACATACGAGCCTCCGGCCACGACACCCACAGGAGCGGCGCGTGGCAGCAGCGGCGGCGGCACCTCCACCCCCAAACCCACCACCGCCCTCGACGCATTACGCAAAGCCGCCGAAACCGATGCCCGCGCCCGCGCCGACCTTTTCCGCATCGAGGCCGACAAAAACCGCCGCACCGAGCGCGTGTCGGAACTCATGGACGGCAGATTCTTTTCTTCTGCCGCCAACACTCAACTCCGCGCCGAGCGTGACGCCGAAAGGCGAGCGCAGGATTTACTGACCCGCCGCTCGGCCACCGATGCTCTGTTTGGAGCAGACAGTCCGCTCAAAAACATGGGCGAGCTTCAGCAGCGATTCCGCCAAGAAAACCCGTTCGGCAAACGTGAGGACTTCGACCGCTTCGTCCGCGACCAGCAAAAAACACCCGGAGAACGTCTGCGCGAAGAGGAATCAGCGCGTAACGCCGAAGGCGGTAAATCGCAGGCGGCGCAAGTCGCCCTCGCCAGCGAGGCCAGCTTGCAGTCCCTCATCAAAGAAATCCGCGACCGCCTGCCGCAAAACGCCCTCGTCACATGAGCTACACGATCCGCTCCGCCCCCGAATTTGCCGCAGGCGGGCTCGTCCTGCTCAATCACTCGGTCAACACCCAAACAAACGGCTTGGTCGAGGCGAGGATGTCGTTTGCGTGCCTTGCCACCCCGCTCATCTTGGCGCGCAATCTCCAAAATTTCGCACCCGACTCCATCCCCCCCGTGGCCTTGCCCGCCGACTTGGCCGCGATGCCGCTGAAAAGCGGCAACGTCTTTCTGGTCGATTACTCCAATACCGTTGATAAGGGCATCGCCCTCATCGAGGCGACCTACACGGGCATAAGTATGCTTTCCAAGGGTCAATACAGCGAAAGCTCGACGACCAAAACGGCCAGCAACACCGTGACGTATTCGACTGTCACCATCGGCCCGCCGTTGCCCGCGAACACGGCGGTGGCGACCTTCGACTACACCGCCGTTGCCGTCTCGATCCAGCATTGCAGCTTCAACATCAACGACCGCAAGGAACCAACCGCGCGCGCCGAAAATATCAGGAACTACAAAAACAGCGCAGGCTTCACCTCCTCGGTCAGCACGGGCGGATTCAGCGCCATCAGTCTTTTCCCCCCGCAGCAGGATATCGTTTCGGTCAGTATCGAGCAGCGTGGCCGCGTCTATATCATCACGGAATCGGCCGCGCCTGAGTTTGTGAACATGGCGTAACGATTATGGGTAGCGACTCCACAGGGCTGGCGCGATTTTCGGACGATCTGAAAAAAGATCCGCCGCGCAACGTCAGCGCGTCCAAGCTCGATAAAAACTTCCGCGCCTGTATGCCGCAAAAAGTCGGCATCATGGAGCGCCTGAATTTGTCCTACGACGAGAACGGTTGGTATTTCAATATCCCAACGCCCCCCGGAGGGACTGTGGTGCTGGGGGCTAAGGGCGGCATCATCCAATGGCTGCCGACTGAGGAATGCGAATAAACAATTGTGGCAACGATTAAGCTACAAAACGGGAAGGTCATCACGAAAGTCGTGAACGGCGCAACCGTGATTAGCTGCGAGTGCTGTGAGGAGCCGCAGCCAACTCCCGAGTGCTGTTATTATCCTGCCGCATCTTTAGGCATAGAGTATTTGCGCGAAGATTTGCCAGAAACTTTCACAATTCGCAGCACAGCTTATTCAAGCATCCTTTCAATGAGCCTCACAAACAGCGGGCCAAACATTTACGAAGCAACTGACAGCGCGGGAAATCTGTATAGGATGGCGGTTAACACGCAGCTTGGATCTTGGGAGCTTGAAGGCCAAAGCCGGACAACAGGACAATGGTCTGGCGTTCAAGATTGGGGGCCGCGTCCTTGTTTGTTTTGGGATTATTCAAGCTATTCAAACGCGAACACAGAACAGCCAACTTGGCCGTTGATACCACCAGACCCTCAGGGCAGCGGTGGTTTTACTTATCCCGATGACGATTTTGAAGATGCGTATGAAGTTGATGCATACACATTGCCGTTGGGAGGCCCGATTGAATCGGAGCCCATTGCTTACACGCGGCTAATTGTCAGAAAATCTTTGTGTGAATGGGGGCCAGTAGATGAGGAGTTCCCGAATCTTTTATACAACGGCACGACCGAAAGATCGCCCGACAGAACACAGCTTTGGACTTTTGACTACTACTTCAGAAGTGACGGAGGCCCATACAACTCGCCCGAAGGGCAATATTTTTCGCCAAGCAATATCTTCCTTGTTCGCAAAGCATGAACTGCCCCCACCAATCCCGCCCCTCTGGCCGCGATCGCGGCCAATTCCACTGTGCCCTTGGCTGGTATGGCGGAAGCCCTTGGCTCGGCAACTGTCTGCAATGTATGAAGAGCGGGCAGAACACCCCCGAAGCTAAAGCCGCCTTCGATGCGAGGGCCGAGGCCGCACACCCCGGCCACCGCCCGCGCATCAGCGGATGCTGCGATCGGGCCGACCAACACTGACGGCGCTTTGACACCTACGGTTTCCTTGAATGGAGCCGCGCCGCTTTTATCTCGATACCGCAAACCGCTCGTTTGTCGCCTCGCCGGATACGACCGTCCCCGCGCCGACGAACCTCTTTTTTCGGGAAGACGTGGAGGCCGTGGAGCTTTATTTCCTCAAGCCCACAGGCAACTTGGCCGCGCCCTACGAATACCGCGACTACTCGGCCAACACCGTAAAGCTCGCTATCGGCCTAACGGCCCCCGCCGCGCTTCAGACTTCTTGGACGGCGGTTTCTACAACAATCACCGCAAGCATTACCACACTCACCAATGGCGGCAGCGGGGCGAATGAGGTGCAGCGGCTAACCTTTAGCGGCGTCCCAGCCACGGGCAGCTATGCGCTGACCATGCCCTCGCGCAACGTCACAGTCAGCAGCGTCTCGGCGGGAGTCTTTACCGCAGCCAACCACGGCCTGCTGGACGGCCAAGCCGTCACGCTTTCCTCGTTCACCATTAGCGGCAGCACTTTCAGCAATGCCGCCTATTTTGTCTCGGCGCGCACCAAAGACACCTTTCGCATCGCCGCTTCGGTCGGTGGCGCGGCCATTGCCGCAGCGGTCACAAGCGGGGGAGGAACGGCCACGCTGGACGCCATTACTACGCCGCAGCTGGCTTACAACGCCACGGCCTCGGATATTCAGCAGGCTTTTGTCGATGCGGGAATCACGATCGGCTCGGCCCCGCAAATCGTTGTCACGGGCGACAGATCAAACGGCTTCACGTTTGCGTTCGCCAACAGCCAAGCCAACATCAATTTCGGCGCGCTAACCCTTTCTGGAAACACGCTTTCAGGGGCACCGTCCTTGTCGGCCAACGTCTCTTTCAACACTTCGGAAATCGCCAGCCTCATCAGTGCAGGCAACACCACCAACCTCCGCTTTGAAGTTGAAGTCGCGGGCAGCGGCAAGCGCCAGACCTATGCAACATCCGCCGATATCTCTGCCGACATCATCACTTCGACCAGCCCCTCGCCGCTCCCGGCCAGCACGGCCAACTCCTTCAACCTCTCGGACGGCGCGGGCGGGGTCTGGCAAGTCACCGTGGACTCAAACGGCATCCTGACAACGGCCAAGCAATGATTATGAAGCTCCTTCTCGCCATCTTTCTCGCCACCCTTTGCGCGGCCACCGGACACGGGCAGACGCTGAAGTCGTTAATGTATAACACGACGAACGGGCAGGTAATGTATTCGGGAACCAACGTCCTAACTTTTACTAACACCATCCGCACAGACCGCATTGAGTCTGCTACGGTGGGATCTGACGCTTTTATTTATTTCGATTCGGACGTTATACGCATGGAGGCAACCGCCGTTGCTTTTGAGGGGCCGATGGAGTTTTATTTCCCGATTGTTTTTCAAGGAACAAACCCGGCAAGCGTGGCCGCCGCGACCCGCACCAACCTCGGCCTCGGCGCAACCAACACCCCGGCCTTTCGCGGCCTGACTTCAGACGGCAACATCGTCATCACCAACCAGACCGCCACGAACAACGGGATTCTTTTCGTCTACCGCACCAACAACGAGCCCTTTCTCGGCCTCGCCAACCTCATTGCCTCAAACAACACGACGATCTCTAACGAGACGTTATTTCGCGTAGGCACGGCAGAGGCCACCAACCGCTCGGCGCAATTTGGATTCCGCTCGACCAACACCAACGGCAGTGGCGTGGCTGTGTTCTCGGTCTTTGGTTACAATGCGCTGATGCAAATCGGGGCCGATGCCTCGACTAACGCCGTGATTTTTAGCGGCGGCGGCACGAACAACGAAGTGATGACCCTCATCCGCGACGGAGCCACTGAGTTTGCCCGTCCGATTCGGTTTTCGACCAATGCCTCGACACGCCCCGCGACCAACGCCCCAGCCAACGCGACCAACGTGGCCGCGTGGGTAGAGTTTCGCATCGGCACCAATTCTTACCGCGCCCCGCTGTATCAATGATGCACGAGCTTTCAGATTTCTTTACCCGCCCCGTGGTAGCCATTGCCTCGTCGCTCTTTAGCGTCATCGTCTCGCTGCTTCCGCATTTGGAGACAGGCATGAGGCTTGGGACGCTTTTTTGCGGCCTCGCCATCGCCGTGTTGGCCTTGGGCAAAGCCTGGAGGGATCGCAACAAATGAGCGCGTGCAATTCCTCACAGGCCGATCTGTGTTGGACACGTGGCGACTCTGGGCGCCTCGATGTCTCGGTCAAAGACGCGGACGGCGCGGCTTACAATCTCACGGGCAGCACGCTATTTCTGACGGTGAAAAACACGCTCACCGATGCGGATTCTGCTGCCGTGATTCGCAAAGAAGTCACCTCGCACAGCAACGCGGCGGGTGGGATTTCCCACTTTGATCTTTTGACCACGGACAACGCCACAGCAGGGACGCGCTACTACGACGTGCAAATCAAAGGCGCTGACAACAAGGTTTACACGTTGTTCGGCGGCTTGTGGAAAGTCCTTTCCGACGTAACCACCCGCACCGCACCGCTCTAACATGGCCGCTTACCACAAAGTCGAGGTCAGCCTGAACACCAACGCGGTCGAGGTTGGGATTCCTTCGCCGCAGACGGTGAACGTGGTAGTGCCGACGATCGGCCCTGCGGGGCCAACCGGGGCAACGGGAGCCACGGGCGCAACAGGCGCGACCGGGGCGCAAGGGCCAGCGGGGACAGGCATTGAAACTCTTACGAGTAAGGGCGACATCCTGTCGCGCAACGACAGCGCGGCAATTCGCGTTGGAATTGGAAGCACAGGCCAAATCTTAAAAGTTTCGGCGCAGGGCTTGCCGCATTGGGCCAACGAGTCGGGGGCGGTCACGAGCGTCAATGGCGAGACTGGCACCGTTATTCTCGACGGCTCCGACCTCGACACAAGCGGCAACGACGATTGGGCAGCCTTCACCACGGGCGCATTTGGCGACGGCAACGGGCTTTACTACCCGCTTCCTGACGTTGCGCTTAACAGCAGGCGCACATATCGCGCTACCACGGGCCACTATGTTTTCTTTGAAAACCTTCGCTGGCACATCACGGACGGCTCGCCAATCACGGCAAACATCATTGAATCCAGCGACGATGACAACGCTGCGTGGCCGTGGCTGTCAGCGTGGAGCGGCGATGTGGACAAGGCAAAAATTGCCGACGTAATTGGCCGCGCACGCAGCACCTTCCTCTTTGTTGGCGACAGCGTGCCAAGCACCAGCGTGAGCGGACTTGGCACCGCCGCCGTAGAAGACACCACAGCCTTCGCCGCAGCTTCACACGCCGCAAGTCACCTCCCCGATGGCGCGGATGAGCTTTTTGATCAGTCGTTAAATACCACAGACAGCGTTGAATTTTCTGGCATTACAGATTCCACGCTTGTCAGTGAGTCTGGCGACGACTTGGTTGTATGCAATGGGGGCGGACAAATTGGACGTTTAGCTGGAAGCAGTGCTGATGCATCTCTGCTAAGAGCAAGCCTTGGCCTCGGCACGGCGGCCACCAATGACACGGGCGACTTCGCTGTTAGTGGCTCCATCACCACATCGGGCCTCACCCAAGCCACCGCAAGAATTTTGGGAAGGACAAGCAGCAGCACAGGTGCCGTCGAGGAGATCCAAATCGGCGCAGGCTTGAGTCTTTCGGCGGGGGAGCTTTCGGCAACGGGCGGAAGTGGCGGCGGAGAAGTCCGCAGCGATTTCGTCAGCCCTTACACCTACACGGGCCTCGCAGACGCAGGCACCAGCGAATCCACCGCAAGCTGGACAATCCGCCGCAGTGAGTTTGACGCGGGCGGCGGCTTCGTCGCCACGCTCACCGCGTCCGCCGTTTCGTGGAATAACCGCCTCACAGCTTCTTACGCTTAAAAACCAAACGAATAAAACTATGATCGCTACAACTCCTCTTGAAATCGACGGCCAGACCTATGATCGCTGGTCGCTCAACCTTGCCATCACTGGCAAATACAAAGCAGACGGCTCGTCCGATGCTTCCATTGCCATGCGCCTCATCCCGACCCGCATTGTCCCTGCCACCGAAGACGCAGCGGCCTCGGTCGAGCAGGCAGACGCAGCCGCCATCGGTCTTTTGCGCGGCCATCTCTCGGAAGTCCAAGACCCCGCCGAAATCGCGTGCGTCACGGCGATCACGACCGCACTGCAAACTCTCGTCGCCTCTAAAGGCTTGTAAGTCATGGCAAACTATTTCGCCAGAAAAGCAGGCAACATCAACGCCACCGATGTCTGGGCCACCACGCCCAGCGGCACGGCGGCGGATGTTTACAGCACGTTTACGTCAAGCGATGTGCTGCACGCCAATAACTTTGCTGTCACGGTCAACGTCAATACCACGGTTGGTGAAGTTCGGAATGACAATGCCAACAGCGCCACAGCAGGCGGGAGCTTTACGTTGTCCAATGGGGTGACGCTGACGGCGAATGTGTTTGCTGGGACTACTACTTGCGTAGTTTATGCTGGAACTTCGGGAAACTCTGCATCTATTGTCGGAAACCTTACAGGAGGTAGTTCAAATGGGGCTGATGGAGCGCGAAATAACTCTACGGGAACACTTAATATCACTGGAAATGTTACAGGCGGGTCTACATTTGGAGCTAACGGCGCAGGAAACATTTCCACAGGAACGCTCAACATAACGGGCAACGCGACAGGCGGCTCGGCGGCGACTATAGGTGCAGGTAATAACACAGGAACGCTCAACATAACAGGCAACGCGACAGGCGGGGCTGTGGCTTCTGCTTTTGGCGCACAAAATAGTGGCACAGGAACATTTACAATCGTTGGCTCCGCTTTTGGCTCCAATAACTCAATTGGCGCAAACAATGCTTCCACTGGTATTATGACTGTCACCCGCGCAGTTGGAAACGATTGGGGGATCGGCGCTACGGGCATGGTATCGACAGTTGGCGTTCAGTCTGCCGCCATCGGCTCGCAAACCCGCGTCGAGGAATTTGAATTTGGCGCACTCGGCCAAGTTCCTGTGGCGGGAGCCGTCAGTTGCCCAGACCAAACGACCAACGTCTGCTTGGTGCATCGTTTGTCTTCCACCAAAAAAACCCTTATCGACGCAGCCTCCGTGTCTGGCGCATTGCCAGCGGCAGGCGACGTTCGCTTCGGGACAACTTTTAACCAAGGCAACACCACAGGAAGCCTGCGCGTTCCCGCTGCTGGCAGCGTTGCGCTTGGCGTCTTGGTAGACAATACAAGTGGCACCGCTGTCCTCACACCCGCCGCCGTGTGGGATGCACTGACGAGCGGGATGACTACTTCGGGCAGCATCGGGGCGCGGCTTAAAAATGCGGCCACGCTGGATTCTACGGGGCAGCAGTTGGCGGATGCTTTGTCGCCTGTATAACATCTCCTCCCGGCGCTTCGGCAAAGGGACGCAGGGCCGCTCGGCAACGGGCGGCTCTCGCATTAGGTAGGCTTTGACACCCCTGCGCGGGGTATGAACTGGAAGACATCCGCAACGGGAGTGCTTGGTGCGCTCATTTCGATCCTAACGATCACCAAGGCAGTGTTGGCGGGCCAGCCGTTCGACCCAGCGCTTGTGACCGGAATAATCACCGGAATCGGCCTTATCTTCGCAGCCGACGCTAAGAAGTAATCCATGCGCCTCGCACTATTGGCGCTGGCCGCGCTGGCCCTCACAGGCTGCGCGGGAACCAAGTTCAACCTTGGCTACGACTTCAACGCGAAGAAGTTTTTTGCCGAGATCGAGCAGCCGTTAAGCGGCTACAAGAAGTGAACTGGCTGAACAAATGCCTGCTGTCGTTTCGCTCTTTAATGGGGTCAAAGG